CGTTCCTTTTCTAACCCACAAAACACCTCGATTAGCCACGATCAGTCAGGATCCGTTTGATTAATCTTAAAACTGGAGAGATCCTTTCAGATCCGGTTGATTTGACAATAGGAGGTGTGGCAACACCCCGAATTCACTCACCTTTGAATGATTTACCTTCAAAAGGGCATGAAATGATTGACTTTGCAGCTGAGGTTGGCATTCCCTTGATGGAATGGCAGAAGTTTGTGGCAATTCATGGTCATAAAGTTAAACCCGATGGCAGATGGCATCACACAGAGGCTGGATTATTAATTGCTAGACAGAATGGCAAATCCACATTTATGATGCTTAGGATCTTAACTGGCATGTATGTATGGGGCGAGAATCTACAGCTCTCATCAGCTCATAGATTAACTACCTCACTTGAAACATTTCGGCAGATGGTTACCTTGATTGAGGAAAATGATCGCTTGGCTTCTGAGGTAAAAAAGATAAGATGGCAACATGGTGCTGAGGAAATGGAATTGAAGGGCGGTCGGCGGTTTGTGGTAAAAGCAGCAAACAATGCATCGCGTGGTATTTCAAAGCCTTCAACAATTCATTTGGATGAATTAAGAGAATACAAAGATGAGGATGCTTGGTCATCAATGCGATACACAATGATGGCGGCACAAAATCCGCAAGTATGGATTTATTCCAATGCTGGAGATCAACATTCTGTAATTCTAAACAAACTTCGGGAACGCGCTCTTGCAGCTAGTGCGAACCCTTCCGACACGATCGGTTGGTTTGAGTGGAGTGCTGAACCGGATTCGCCTATTAACCTTCCGTCTGGCGAAATAAACTGGAAAGCATTCTCTCAAGCCAATCCATCGCTTGGCATCACAATTCATCCTGATAACCTAAAAGCCGTTATTAATGATCCACCTGACATTGTAAGAACCGAAGTGCTTTGTCAATGGGTAGATACCATCAATTCAGCGATCGATGCTCAAAAGTGGGCATTATGTCAGACCGAACCGATACCTTTAGATCCCGAAAAGGAAACATGGCTTGGATTAGATTTATCTCCAGATAGAAAATTTGCTGCATTGGTTGCTACTCAAAAGTTACCGGGCGAAAGATTCAATTTAGTGTTATTGCATACATGGTCAAATGATTTCAGCTTAAACGATTTAGCAATTGCAAATGATCTTGCACCTTATGTTAGAAAATATAATGTTCAGACTGTCGCTTATTCCAAGAGGACTGCACAAGCTGTCGCGAGTCGGCTAGTTCCTGCTGGAATTCCCATTACAGATATGGATGGGGCGATATACGCTGAAAGTTGTGATCGATGGCTGGGCGCAATCAATTCCCATCGATTACAGCATGGTGGGCAGGATGAACTGACCCAACAAACGCTATCTGCTGCTAAATTGCCCTATGGGGATGGGGCATGGATCATCGGAAGGCGTGCTAGTCGAGTGGCAGTTTGTGCAGCTGTCGCTTCTAGCCTTGCAACATATTTTGCGACACAAGTAGAATCGGAAATTGATATACAAGTAGGATAATTCGGACAATATGGTATATTATACCTTAATGGGATTATTCGATAGATTTGTTACAAATAGGACTTCAATTCAGAATACAGATGTTGAAGCGTCCTTAGCACCTTTCAATTTATCAACATCGGTTTATGGTTTATTAAATGCACCAACAACAGTTGATCGTGCAAGTGCAATGTCAGTTCCAGCTGTGGCTCGCGCAAGAAATATAATTTGCGGAACAATTGGATCATTACCTTTACAACAATATAACAAAATGACTGGCTCACATATTGAGCCATTAAGAGTAATCAATCAACCAGATCCAAGAGTTTCAGGATTTGTTGTCTATAACTGGTTAGCAGAGGACATTTGGTTATACGGAGTTGGATTTGGTTTAGTTTTAGATGCGTATGAAGGTGATGGTCGGGTAAGGTCATGGACAAGAATTGATCCACGCAGAGTTATTCCTAGATACAACTTAGCAATGAATGAAATTGAAGGTTATGAAGTAGATGGCAGATTAGCACCAATTGCTGGTGTTGGAAGTGTAATTAGATTTGATGGCGCAGATGAAGGATTTATTAATCGCGCAGGTCGCACAGTTGTTGCAGCAATTGAATTGGAAAAGGCTGCATTAAATTATGCAAAAGAGCCAGTTCCGTCAATGGTTTTAAAATCTAATGGAACTAATTTAACTTCTGAAAGAATTGCAAAATTATTAGAAGCATGGAGAAATTCCAGAGCAACTAGATCAACTGCATTCCTAAATGCTGATGTAGAAATGCAATCAGTTGGATTTGATCCAAAGTCAATGCAGTTAGTAGAAGCTCGTCAATATGTGGCGTTGGAGATAGCAAGAGCATCAGGAATTCCTGCTTATTTCCTTTCAGCGGAAAATACCTCTATGACTTACTCCAATGCCACTTCAGAGCGCAGATCATTAGTTGATTTCTCACTACGACCAATCTTGGCTGCAATTGAAAGTCGTTTATCTTTATCGGACATTTGTCCATCAACATCTGAGATTCGCTTTGACCTTGATGATTTCCTTCGCGGTAATGCATTAGAGCGTGCTCAGGTTTATCAGATACTAAATACAATCGGCGCAATGAGTGTCGAGCAAATACAAGAGGAGGAGGACTTGATTCGATGAAAATTCAAGTTCCAATATCACTAACCGCAGCTGATTCTCAATCGAGAACTATCTCTGGTCAAATAGTTACATGGGGAGAGCAAGGCAATACATCTGCTGGACCAACTGTATTTGCTAATGACTCAATCAATTTTAGCAAAGGCATCAAATTGCTTTTAGAGCATGATCGCACTCGTCCAATTGGAAAACTAATTGCACATGAGGTAACAGATACCGGAATTGTTGCAACATTCAAAATTGCTGAAACAACATCAGGAAATGATGCTTTAGTTGAAGCTGCTACTGGCATGAGAGATGGATTCTCTGTTGGAGTAAAGGTTGATGCATGGGATAACAAAGATGGCGTTATGGTCATCAGCAAAAGTTCAATTGTCGAAACATCATTAGTAACTGATCCAGCAATTGAATCAGCAAGAGTGGCACAAGTTGCCGCATCAGAGGATTCTGCTACTTCACCAGAGGTAACAGATACAACAAAACAATCAGAAGGAGAACAAGTGTCAGACACTACCGTTCCAGAAGCTCCTGCCGTTATTGAAGCGGTAGAAGCGACCAATGTAGAGGCTGCTGCTCCAAAGCCAGCATTCTACACAACTCCACGCATCAATAAGAATCTGACCGCTGGTCAATTCCTTGAGGCGAACATCAAAGCTGCAATGGGCGATGATGAAGCAAAGACTCTTGTTAAGGCAACAAACGACACCTCAACAAACACAGGTCTTACTCTTGCACCACACATGAACGAATTCATCACAACTTCAATTGATGGTCGTCCAGCTGTAGATGCAGTATCACGCGGCGTTCTGCCAAACTCAGGAATGTCTTTCACAATTCCTAAAATCGGAACTGCACCAACAATCGATGGCGATTCAACTGAGGGCGAGGCTCTTGGTGGAACTGAAATGGCTTCAACATACATCACAGTTGATGTTAAGAAGGCAGCAGGACTACAAACAATTTCATGGGAATTGTTAGATCGTTCATCACCAGCATTCTATGATGAGTTAATCAAAGAACTTAACTATGCATATGCAAAGGCAACAGATCGCGCACTTGTATCTAAGTTAATTGCTGATGGAACTCAAGCATCAACACAGGCTGCAACAATTGCTGGCTTTAAGGCTTTCATTGCTAAGGAAACACCAGCTGCTTATCTTGCAGCAGGAAAGTTTGCTAAGAACATCATTGCTAACACAGCATGGTGGGAGACAATCATTACAGCTGAGGACACAACAAATCGTCCTCTATTTATTGCTGCACAGCCAACAAATGCACCAGGAAATGTTGGAGTTCAATCATTAACTGGAACAGTAATGGGTCAAAACCTATATGTTGATCCACATTCATCAATCACAACACTTATTGATGATTCTGCATTCTTGGTTGTTCCAGAGGCAGTAACATTCTACGAAGCACCAAAGACACAGGTTCAAGTTCAAGCACTTGCTAATGGTCGCTTACAGGTTGCAGTTTATGGTTATTATGCAATCGCAACAAAGGTTGGCGCAGGAATTCGCCGCTTTAACCTTACCTAATAACTAACTAATCATGGGGGAGTGGTTGCTCCCGGTCATTCCCCCAGTCGAGTAAGAGAGGATTGAAATGCCAACAATTATTACTGCTGCAACACTTAGAACTACTCTTGGTGTTTCATCCTCTCTTTACTCTG